CAGTAAATTAATTGAATTAAATGGCGATAAAAGCTTGACGGTAACAGTTACCAATGTATAATGGACTCATCTTTTAGAGAGCTACGGAGAGTAAAAATGAACATAGGCGATAAAGTTTGGGTTAGGTTGACTGATATTGATGACGAGTGCTGGGTGACGGGTTTAGTCGTTGGGTTTACTCCAAAAAGAATTAAATGCGAAACCACACACGGCTTAAGAGACATCGCAAATTACGCACCAAAAAATGTAAAACCAAGAGAAGCATAAAGCTAACGGGGCGAAAGCCCCACAACCTAAACGGAGTTACTATGAAATTTTCACCTGAGCTGCATTTTCACGACTACAAGTCATTACAGCAAGTTGAGCACGATGGCGACACTTGGGTAATCCTTGGTAGAGGCCGAACTAACGATCAAGGCCAAACTTACTGTCATCTAGCCAGCACTACTCGCGCTAGAAAACAAAAAAACGGTTTTAATCCTATCCAAGCCACTGGCTGGTTAAACATCAAACTAAACGGAGTTGAGCAATGAAAAACCAAAAAATTTATGAGCAAATCACTGAGCAGGTTATCAACGGCCTGCAAGGTGCAAAAAAGTGGTCAAAGCCTTGGACATACGTCACAAGCGCACCACACAACGGTATCTCTGGCAGGGCATACAGTGGCATCAACTGGTTAATCCTCGCCCTAGCCCCATATGATAGCCCACAATGGCTTACCTTTAACGGCGTTAAGGAGTTAGGTGGCAGCGTTAAGGGCCAGAAGGCTACTCAGGTTATTTACTACAATGTAACCAAGGTTAAAGACAAAGAAACTGGCGACAGTAAAACCATCCCATTCGCAAAGCCTCACAACCTTTTCAATGTAGAGCAGGTTGAAGGCCTCGATAAAACTAAGCTTGTCGGTTATAAGCCAGAGACTATTCTTGACTTAGATTACAATGAATTTACTGCTCACAATTTGGCAGAGTCTTTGCAGGTTAAGCTATCTTATGGATGCAGTCAGGCGTGCTTTATTCCATCAGCTGATGAAGTAAAAATGCCTAATGCTGAGGATTTTGTAGATACGGCCCAGTTTCAGGCTACGCTAATCCATGAGCTTATCCATTGGACAGGCCACAAGTCACGCCTTAACAGACTAGGTGATAAGTCTAAAGAAGGTTATGCGTTTGAAGAGCTGGTCGCTGAGTTAGGTGCAGCAATGGCTGGCAGTATTTACGGCTTGCCGTATGAAGGCCTGCAACACGAAGAGTATATTGCATCTTGGTTAACGCGACTCGGCGATGATCCGAAGCATATCTACAAAGCGGCAAAGCTTGCTGGCAAGGCTGTTAACTATTTAATTGAAAATTCTGCGGTAGCCGCTGTAAAAGCGGCATAGGAGCGCAACTAATGAAAATGAGCTATAATAAGACGACTTTTGTTATGTATGATCTTGAGAATCCTGAGATTTGGAAAATGTTTAAGTTGTTTGCTATGCAGGCAACAAAGTACCGAGATCGATATTCAGCTAGAGCTATCTTTCATCGCATTCGCTGGGAGACAATGGTCAGCGGCAAAGGTGATTTTAAGGTGAACAATAATTGGTCAAAGTATTATGCAGAAAAGTTTATGCGTTTATACCCAGACCATGATGGGTTCTTTTCTACTCGGAGAAAGTCATGAGCACAGCTAAAAATGCAAAGGTTGCAAAATCTAAAGCAGAGCTAATGCGTGCGATGCGTAAACGGCGTAGGGAAGACGGATTGATCGCTGTGACTTACTGGGTAACGGCGGATCAGATAAACAAGATCGAGAAGGTCTTGAGAGAGAGTTAGCTATGGTGCGGTTAGATGCGAATGATTACGAAGTAGACGATTCAGTCATTGAGTTGATCAACGCATTCTCCGCTGCACTATTTGACAAAGACCGACTGGCACTGGATGACGTATACTATTTAGCCTGTGATAAAGTAAGCAGCAAGTGCTCATGTTATGAGCCAGTATGCATATGTGAGAGAAGATGACCAGACCAACAATATTTAACGATGAGTTAGCAACCACTATCTGCCATCGCCTTACTATGGGCGAATCTGCACGACAAATCTGTCGCAGTCACGATATGCCATCCCTATCTACCCTTATGAAGTGGCTTACAGAGTCAGATAAAATCGAGTTTTCGGAGCAGTACGCGAGGGCCAGAGACTTACAGGCTGATTACTACGCCGATCAAGTGGTCGATTTAGCTGATGAGCTCATAGAAGGATCTGATAATAATGAGATAGCTAGGGCCAAGCTACGCATCGATAGCCGCAAGTGGAAGGCCTCTAGGATGCAACCTAAAAAGTGGGGTGATAAGTCAGCTGTAGACGTAACATCGTCTGACCAGTCATTTAAGCCTACTGTGATCAATCTAGTCGCTGCTGAAGTGCCTGATGAGTAATGTCGCCACAATCAACCTACCGCCAAAGCTAGTTAAGCTATTCGATGGTGAGGCCCGATATCGATGTGCATGGGGCGGTCGAGGATCAGGTAAGACTGTTAGCTTTGCATTGATGACAGCTGTCAGAGGTTATATGTGGGGTATGGCTGGCCGTAAGGGGCAGATACTCTGTGGTCGTGAGCATTTGAACAGCCTAGAAGAATCTTCGTTAGAAGAGGTTAAATCGGCTATCAGGAGCTGTGACTTCTTGGTCGATTACTATGAGATAGGTGAGAAGTACATCCGATCTAAGGATGGCAACATCAGCTACACGTTTACTGGTTTGCGCCGCAACCTAGATTCCGTTAAATCTAAAGCCAAGATACTTTTGTGTTGGGTTGATGAGGCTGAAGGTGTAAGTGAAACTGCATGGTCTAAACTGATTCCTACAGTGCGTGAAGAGAACTCAGAGATATGGGTGACTTGGAATCCAGAGAACAAGAACTCATCGACTCATCGCCGATTCAGGCAGAATACCCCAGAGGGGCTAAAGATAACTAACGTCAACTGGCGTGATAATCCGTTTTTCCCGAAAGTATTAGAGCTCGCTAGACAAGAGGATCTTGAGCTGCGGCCAGAGTCTTATGACCATATTTGGGAAGGTGACTTTTTAGTACACGTTGACGGTGCTTACTACATGACAGAGATGCGTGATGCTAGGCAGGGTGGAAGGGTTAGTGGTGTCCCATATGACCCAGCATTGCCAGTAACGACTGCATGGGATTTAGGTGTGGGTGATTCTACATCGATCTGGTTTGCTCAGTTTTATGGCAAAGAGGTTAGGCTGATTGATTACTACGAAAGCAGCGGTGTTGGCCTCGATCACTATGTTCAGCTACTCAACAGTAAGGGTTACACCTACGGCAATCATATCCTACCGCACGATGTCAGGGTGAGAGAGCTAGGCACTGGCAAGTCACGCTTAGAGACTTTAGGCACGCTAGGTGTTAGGCCAATCACTATTGCGCCGCAGCTAATGGTTGACGATGGAATACAGGCGGCCCGATCAATGATAGCCAGCTGCTGGTTTGATGAGATTAAATGCTCCAGAGGTATAGATTGTCTGGGCCAGTATCACAGAGATTATGACGAAAAGAATCAGACGTTCAAGGGCAATCCTGTGCACGACTGGGCATCACATGGCGCAGATGCATTTAGGTACTTAGCAACAGGTCACAAGCCAGATCGAAACTGGGGCGAACCAATAAGAAGAAACATCAGAGGTGTGGTATAATCGGCGTTTTTTGGGGATGCTATGAGCTTATACAAAAACATTGCAAAGAAGAAGGCCAGAATAAAGGCTGGATCTAAAGAAACTATGCGAAAAAAAGGAGCTAAGGGTGCGCCGACTGATAAGGCTTTCAAGCAGGCTGCAAAGACAGCGAAAAAACCTAAAGCTAAGAAAAAAGCAGCTAAACGGTCAGGAAAAAAATACTGATGCCAAAGAAAAAAGACTCCAAACTGTCTAATGCTGGTGTATCAGGTTATAACAAACCAAAGCGCACTCCAAACCATCCTAAAAAGTCTCATGTTGTTGTTGCTAAAGAGGGCGATAAAACAAAGACAATTAGGTTTGGTGAGCAGGGAGCAAAGACAGCTGGCAAGCCCAAAAAAGTTGAGTCTGAAGCAATGAAGAAAAAGCGTGCCTCATTCAAGGCTCGTCATGGTAAGAATATATCTAAAGGTAAAATGTCTGCGGCTTACTGGGCCGACAAGGTGAAGTGGTAATGGCATTAGGCGCAAGAGCACAGGGTATACTTGATCTCATACTCGACCCTAAGAAATATGACGATTCATTTGAGCTCAGAAATATACCAAAGGTTAAGCCAAGAGATGAGTATGGCGTTCCTATTGTTGAGGGCCGACCCGATGATGCGCCTACAATCACTCTCAGCGATTTAGAAGGCTACCCATACCTATCAACAATGTCTGATAGAACGGCGGCAGGCGGCCAGCTGGTTGGTATAGGCGACAAGGATTTAGCATATCCGATTGACTTGACTGGCGGTCAGGATTTCATGCGCAACAATCCAAACTTATGGGCATCTGGAACTAGCCCTGTCAACCAGATGATACAGGCTGGTCAAAATCTAAAAAAAGAATATGGTAGAGATCCTGTTCTAATCCCTTGGCGAATGTCGGCATCAGGCAGCGATTTCTCTGGTCAGATGACAGGCGGCACGATGATGTCTTATGCATCGGCCAATATGCCTGCTGCGGTCAAAAAGCAGTTAGATGCTGATATCAGGGCGCGTGTGCCAGATTTTGTCGGTGTCGATAATCCATTAGCACAAGAGCAATTCGCTAGACTGCCAGACGCTACTAGAAAGTTTATTCAGCAGCAGATAATGGATAAAGATTATCGTAGCCAAGGCGGTATATCTCTGCCACAGGCAAGATTGGCTATTGCTGACCCATCACAGTTAGATGCGCAAGTTATGGGATTGCAAAATGTAGGCTTGCTAGATGTTGATGCTGGAAACTTGTCTGGTCAAGGCAATATCATCTATCCTGACGCTGTAGGCGGCGAGTTTATAGGGCGGCTTGATACTGATGCTACTCTGATAGATCTTGACCCTACAGCTCAATACAGGGCTACATCTGGCGGTATTTATGGTCGCCCACTTAGTGTAGGCGATGATGGGCCGAGGACTGAGTTTGGCCAAATGAGGCGAGCAGCGGAGATTGCTCCGTATGGCGGCTTAATCGATGATAAGTTGCTGCGAAATCTTGAGTCGAAGGGAATAAAGGTTAGTGCCAATCCGTTTATGACTCTAGTCGGTGTTGGTTTAGCTGGCGGAGCTTTATTTGGCAGTGAAGAGGCAGATGCTGGTATTTTGTCAGGCACTTACAAAAATGTGTCGCAAAACATTAACCAACTTGATAAGGTTATCGACCGACTGAATAGTGGCCAGCCACTACGTTCAGGGGATCTATTATACGGTAGTGAGGGAGCAACATTCCGAACGCCACAATTTGAAACGGAAGCGAGAGTATTCGATGAGCTTAGAAACCAATCCCAAACCTACGGAGAGCCAGTCTTCGACAGGGCAACTATCGGAAGTAGAATTAATATTGCAGGAAGAGAACGAGTTAATGGAATTGCTCGGTTTTCCATGCCATCAGCCTATCAAACGGAGCTCGGAAGGCTAAATCTAAACAGTCCAGATATGATCGAGATTAGCCCAGACCAAGTGGGTGCTGATTTATTTTCTGAGCGTATCAATGCAGCGAAAAAATCTAATCGGTTTGGCGCAGCTGTTGAGGCGTATGACCCAGACGCATACAAAGGTATGCGGTTATTCCTGAGCGAAGATGGCGGAGCTGGGTTTGCATTAAAGCCAGATGGTGATTTAGTTAGTGCGTTCAGCGATGGATCTACAAAGGGTGTAGCATCGCAGTTGTTGCTGTTAGGTATCGAGCAGGGTGCTAAAAAGTTAGATGCATTCGACACAATCTTGCCAGAACTATATTCAAAAGCTGGATTCAGAGAGACAAGTCGACTAAAATTCGACCCAGAACAAGCACCAGCAGATTTTGATCCAGCTGTATTTAGTAGGTTTAATGAGGGTCAGCCTGACGTATCGTTTATGGCCCTAGATCGCGGCAGAGCAAGGCCAGTAGAGCCAATCTATGCTGACGACTATGCTGATGCAATAGCTCGTCAACAGGCAGGTGTTAGCAATCTAGATGATCTCAGATTAATTCCTGAAGGTGATCTATCTATAATGCCTGCGCCTCAGCGATTCTTTGATCAAGATAATAAAGCGTTTAAACCATTCCTATCTGACATTCCATTTGAGTCTGGCGGTCGATACTTATCTATGGGTGAAAACCGTAGAGACTTAACAGGCGCATTTCCAAAGACTGCATCGATATCTATTGATCCTACTGGCAAGCCAACATTTGCTGTGTCTGGCGAGTCGCGCAAGGGAGTACCGCCAACTGAAGGCCGCACAATCAAGACAAACCTATTTAAGAAGAGTGCAGGCTGGAACTGGGAGCAAGTGCCAGAGGGCTTTCCAAAAGACCCTGACAAAGGCTTTCCGATTGTCTCTGTTGAAGACAGCACTGGTCACTATTACTCACTATCCACTGATTACCCAGAGGGCGTGAGCCTACAAAGAAACCCATCGACAACTGAGCCTAGATTACGACCAGAGACTAAAGGTTTCATTGAGTACGGTAATGTGGTTGGTACGATCCGAACTCGTAAAAGCAAGGCTCATCCAAAAGGCAAAATCCACAACGTATACGACAAGATAACTGTACGCAATGTTGCGCCAGCTGTTATTGCTGGATTTGCTGCTGCGGGCCAGTCAGAGGATGCTGATGCGTCTTATGTTGGTATTGTTTCTAAGCTTGGGTTTGGCCGACAAGATTTGCTAAATACTGCAAAGCGTATGGAAGAGCAGGGTGATAGCCCAGAAGAAATATGGTCAATGACTGGTTGGGAAAAGAATCAGGCTGATGGTGAGTGGCGCACAGAGCTACCTAACACTAACACCAAGATCAATTTCGATAAGCTTGTAGATGATGGTGTGATGAATGATCTTCCCACACTTCTAGGTGCTGGCGATAAAAAGAAAATAAAAGTAGATAGCTTTGCAGAATACAAGCTAAAAGATTTAGTTGATGACCCAGAATTGCTTGATCAGTATCAACCAAGAGAGCTGTTTAGGATCGCTGACGATAGATTTGCTGCTGACTACTATGACCAGCCTGCTCCGCCTTTAAGCTCGGAACAAGCCAAGCTGATAGAAGAGTATGGCGAGCCAAGATACAAACCAGATTTTTTTGATACTGATTCTAATCAAAGAATTTATGGATCTAGGCAGACAGGCCCGCTTGGCGATATACGAGTTGTATTTGACCCTAACCTAGATGCTGGTGAAGGCTACTGGAATAGCGACTTTAACACTATTGGTATAGGCAATAACTCTACTCCAGAGGATGTAAGAGGGACTTTACTGCACGAATTACAGCACGCAATCCAATCTAGAGAAGGTTTTGGTGCTGGCATGAACGCAGATTATATCGAGCAATTGCAGACTGCTGCTGCGGAGTTTGATATTAGAGGCGGCCAAGCCGAAATAGACAGGCTAACTAAACTGGCTGACGAATACACTCAGGCTTATGCATCAGGCGATATTAAAAACGTAACATTAGAGCAGGCAGGTGCTGCTGTTGATGCACAAGAAATGATTGGTAGACGTGCACTTGATGAGAGAATGCGCGAGATAGGATCAAAAATAGACCCAGAAGCTGATGGCTATGGATCTCCGTTTGCTATCTATAAAAATACAGCTGGCGAGGTTGAAGCTAGAAATGTAGAGCAGAGAGATCGAATAAGACGATTAAATTCTGGCCAAGCCTCACTCGGTGAGTTATTCCCTAATAGGCCGCCAGTACCATATGTTGCCAAATTTGATCCCGATGAGACTCCAGCATTCGCATCTGAGCGTTATGTAGGGGGTAAAGACCAGTCACGACAACTATTCACGCGAGGCGATTTATTAGAAGAAACTATTGGGACAGACTTAGATCCTAACGACTTTTTGTCTGGCACACAGTTAAGTAAGCGTTATGTAGATAATATACGCAACGCGCTGAAATCGACTAATAATATGACTACAAGCCAAGCTATTATAAAGGCAGATGATATTATAGATAAAGCTCCGCCAATATTGAGCACTAAATCAGCATCGAATCTATCAAATTATGACCCATTCAAAGATCAATCTGAAATGCCGTTCGATATTTATAATCGCCCAATGTCAAAAATGGAAGCGAATTTAACGGTGGATGTGTTTAGGTCTGTTGCTAGAGGGTTTGAAGACGCTATAAAAATGATCGGTGGCGGTGCTGTCAGTACAGTAGAGCCAGAATCTGGCGCGTTTAAGGCCGTCATGGATGTGCCAAGTGTGTTCGGCGAATATAATGAAACCACAAAGGAATTAACAACTAAAGCAGGAACTCAATTAGGCAAGGTTCTTAGGCCTGCACTAGATTATGTTTTGAATGCGCGTTTTGTGGGCAGCCTTAACCCATTTAAAGAAAATCAGTCTCTAAAGGAAAAGTTGATAGAGGATATGACGAGAATATCTGATCAATACAATTCTATGCCTGACTTTGTAAAGGAAGAAGTTGCGCCAAGAATAGGTTATGGAACATTGGCTGCACTGGGAGCTTTGACATTTTATTTACCATCTCCAAAGCCTAAGCCAGACGTAAAAATACCACTGAAGCCAGACGACCCTGTACCACAAGGCTTATTAAGCGCAAATTAAAGCTATTTTTGAAAAAAAATGGTAAAATCGGTTTTTAAAGTGAGAGTAAAATGGCGATATCTACATTAGCAGAATTAAAGACGACAATAGCTGACTTTTTGAACAGGTCAGATTTAACTTCTGTCGTGCCTACCTTTATTGATTTAGCTGAATCACAAATCAATCGAGATGTGCGTCATTGGCGTATGGAAAACAGGGCCACAACGACTTTAACTTCTCAATACTTGACTCGGCCATCTGATTGGGTGCAAACCCAAAGAATCAGAATAAACGGCGGGAAAGATAATTTAGAGCTGCTAAGTAGTGCAGCAATGGATGAGCGCAGAGCATACGCAGATAATATAACTGGCGTGCCTGATGGATTTCGACATATTGAAGATCAATTCGAGTTTTTCCCTTCTCCAAATGCTGACTTACCATGTGAGTTAGTATATTTGCAAAAAATACCTGCTTTGACAGATTCTAATACTACTAACTGGCTGCTAACGTATGCGCCAGATATTTATTTGTACGGATCTTTGCTGCATACCGCACCATATCTATCTGATGATCCGAGAATCGCTGTCTGGGCGCAGTTGTACTCTGCGGCAGTGCAAAGGCTCAATGAAGAGTCAGAGCAGGCAGATGAGAGCGTGTCAGGTTTGAGAATGAGGCGCAGAGGTTTAAATACTGGATCGACAAGGTACAACTAATGGCCCTTTCAAATTATCTGGACAGAAAGGTATTGGAGCACGTTTTGGGAGTCCAAGCGTATACACCTGCCAGTAACCTATATCTTGGTTTGTTTGTTGGTAATCCAGAGTCTGGTGGTACAGAGGTGTCTCAATCATCTTATTATCGGCGCGGCATATCTTTCAATGTAGTTACAGATAACTTAGCGACTAACGCCGCAGATATTGATTTCATAATTAATGAGTCTTTTGGGTTAATCGATTATGTTGGAGTGTTTGACGCATTGACTGGTGGAAATTTATTAATAAGTGCTCAGACAGGCTCACCATTAAATGGTAGTGACACTCCACAAGTTTTTTTAAGAGCTGGCGCACTATCAATCAGGCTAAATAACGGATGAGGTATAGCCAAGGCCCATACAATTATAGTATTTACCAAGGTGCGTTAGCGTTTAGGGATTTTATTGCATCATCTACTACGGTATCAACGGCTAGTGTAAATATTGTTGTGTTATGGACAGATGAGGTAGTTGCGCCATCTACATGGGTAGATCAACAGGTTAGTGCAGCAACTTGGGTAACACAGACAACTCCAACTTCAACATGGAAAACAATTAGACAATAGGTGAAACAATGGCGAACACAACCAACTATTCTTTTAATCTGCCAACAGTAGGTGCGAACTTAGATTCGTGGGGCGGCTTATTAAATAATAACTGGACATCAGTCGATAGTTTACTAGGTGGCGGAACTGCCATAACTGGCATCGATATTAATGGTGGCACAATTGACGGCACTGTCATTGGCGGAACAACTACAGCAGCCATCACAGGAACAACTGTAACAGCCACTGAATTTGTCGGCCCACTTACAGGTAATGTGACAGGAAATGTTACAGGAGATGTTACAGGAGCTCTAACTGGCAATGCATCTACTGCAACTCAACTAGCTACACCTAGAGCTATTGCTGTTACATCTGGCCCAATCACAACATCAAGTTTAAATTTTGATGGCTCTGGTGACGTAGCCTTAACTTCACTACTTAACTATGACTCTGTATGGCCAATAAATTCAATATACATATCTACTAACGCAGCAAACCCTTCCACATATTTTCCGTTTACAACTTGGGAAGCGTTCGGTGAGGGTAAGGTTATTATAGGTGCGGGTACACACACTGACACCAGAAGTGAATCGAAAACATTTGTTGGTGGTGACACTGGTGGTGCATATCAGCATTTGTTAGTTGAGTCTGAAATACCAACACATAACCATGAGCCAGACTCACAAAGAAACCATCTTTTAAGGACAAATGTTAATACATCTGATGGCGGATTTGATAGCACCAGTGGAGAACCAGATTTAAGTGCACAAGGTAACGCTGAGATACAAGATTTCGGTGGCGATACTGCGCACAATAACACACAACCATATATAGCAGTTTATATGTGGAAACGAATAGCAAATCCATAGGTAAAAAATATGGCTGATGGTAATACACCAACTTATAGCTTAATACTTCCAGAGATCGATGGTGCTGATGGCACATGGGGTGTAAGTCTTAATACAAACCTTGGTAGCTTAGACTCACTACTTAGTGGCGGCACAGCGTTAACAGCAATTACTGTAACAGGTACGGTTACTGCTGGTCATGTTGCAGCTACTACAGTAACAGTAGGTGACTCAACAGGTACAAACCTAGAGCTTTATGAAGACAGCAGCCAAAATGCAATTATCAAGCAGAGAGGTACTGGAAACTTACAGATTTCTGGTGTTGACGGTTCGCTATCTAATGAAAGTTACGCACAGTTAGTATCTTGGGATGCTGATAATGTAAATCTAAGTTGGCAAGGTGCTACTGGAGCAGGTACTAAACTAGCAACTACAGAAACAGGCATAGACGTAACAGGTGAAGTCAAAGGTGACACACTAACCATTGATAATAGTAATGGCCTAAATACTGCTGCGTCAGTTAACAGCTCAACAGGTAGGTCTATGCTTAATGTCATAAGTACCTTTGAGGGGACTGTGTCTGAGCAAGAGGCATCCATTGAAATTGGTGCAAATAAACTTGCGTTTATAGATTTCAAAACTCCTGACACTGACGATTATGATTTAAGAATATATCATTCTGAACCAGAAAACCTATCAATGATAAATTCTTTAAACGAAGATTTATTTTTAAGGTCAGGCGGCAAAGTATCATTACAACACGCTGGGGCAAACACTAAGTTAGAAACTACATCTACAGGCATAGAAGTAACAGGTACTGTAACTGCTGATGCGTTTACAGGCCACATAACATCTGTCGTATCTTCTTCTGCACAGACAATAGCTACTACAAGCTACGGAGTCAGAAAAATACACACTGGTGGTGCAGTAACTTATACCTTTGATGCTACAGGTACAATCTCTGGCAATGACATAGGTAAGGCAATAGTTATAGCTAATGCAGGCACTGACACTATTACCTGTAATTTCACAACAAGTAAATTCTATAAAATGATCAGCGGCGTTGATGCGGATTTAAGTGGCTCTGGCCTTGCTTCAATAACCATAGCGAAAGGCGGTGTTGCAGAGATAGTTATTACAGAAACTAATAAAGCATTAGTGTTCGGCGCAGGTGTTGCATAATGTTTAGTTTAGGAGCGATATCTGAAAGCCAAGCATCCAGCGTTAATGTTGGTGTTGTTGTTAAGACAGGAAAGGTTGGAAACGCAAATTATGGATCGACTATGAGGCAAATGGAGCAAGGTGGTGGCGGTACAGCGTTTACAAGGGCTGGAACAACACAAGAGTACACTGAGGCTAGAGCTGATGCCAACGCCTCTACAGGCTCAGATCCGCAGCCGCTGGATATCATGGTTAAAGGTAATATATACCGCTGCGTAAGAATTATGAATTTTAATGATATCGGTGTTGTGGGGACTCACATTGAGTTAGCAAGTACAGACTCAACAATTAACCTTTCTAAAACAGATATTGCTGGCATATCCACAGAATTAGGTTTTTTACCGTCTAGCTCGGCTAATTTTTCTAACTTTACAATTTCTACTATTTGCGAGCCATTTCAGTCAGGGGTTGTTAATTACGTTAATCAATGGAGTTGGGACACTGAAACATCTTCACCTGCACCAAAGACTCTGCCAAATATTTTAGGTTTTGTTAGTGGTGCTACAAAGACAGTAGAGATTGTATTATGACAGTAAGCGTTCAAACAGTCGATTCCGTAGATAGTACGGCTTTCAAGTTAATATGGGAATCCTGTAAAGATAGAGTTATCGAAAACCAAGGTGCAGTTACATATGAGCAGATGCTTGCAAAGTTTTCTGAGCGAGGTGTAACTATAGTTGAGGGTGTTAAGGATGGAGTTATCACTGGATATATTGTTGGCCCTGTTGATCTGTCAGGTATTTGGTATTTAACTAATGCTATTACAGAATCACCAAGTGATTTTATGTCGTATAGTGCAGAGCCTATGCATGAGCTGCTTAGGGAGAACAATATAAAAAGTGTTATGACATGGTGTAAGGAATCAACTCCAATGATTACGCTAGTGGAAAACAATTTGAACAGGCCTGATCTGTATGCCGCTGGCGAAAAAGTAGAGATTACTGAAGGTCATTATAATATAACGGTGCAGGTTTTGTAATGAGCGAATTTGACTTAGCTTTAGAGCGTTTAACTGCGCATGAGAAAGAATGCCTAGCTCGGTATGAGGGCATAAATAAAAGGCTCGATGAAGGCGGAGATAGAATGAAAAGGTTAGAGGGTTGGGTTATAGCTATTTACCCATTCTTCATAACTTTACTTTTAGCACTTAAATATTTTGAGTAAATTATGTGGCAAAGTTTAATAGGGCCAGTAAGTAATTTAGTTGGCTCGCACTTAAAAAGAAAAGGCGAAGAAAAGCAGGCTAAACACAAGGCGAAAATGGCTGTCATAAAAAATGACGCTAATTGGGAGTCTAAAATGGCTGACGCTAGTGCTAACTCATGGAAAGATGAGTTTTGGACTATTGTTTTATCTGTGCCTATTTTTATGGTTGGTTATGCAATTGCAGCTAACGATACAAGTGTAATTGAAAGGGTTGAGTTAGCATTTCAGGCATTAGCTGATTTACCTGAGTGGTATCAGTATCTATTGTTTATAGCGATATCGAGTAGCTTTGGTGTTCGTGGCGCAAAAAGCTTAATGCAAATGAGGAATAAGTAGTGGCTTTAATTGGTTTAGATATTCCTGCTGGCGCGGTTCGTAACGGAACTGACTTAGATTCGTCTGGAAGATGGCGCGATGTAAATCTTGTAAGATGGGAAAACAACTCTGCACGCCCTATTGGTGGGTGGCAAAACAGGGAAGTAAACGCGCAGTTTTCTGTATCGTCTGCGACTTGTACGCTTGATAATTTTGTTACTGTTGTAACAACAACTCCGCATGGAATGTCTGCCGCGCCATCTATAAACAGTATTTGTAGTGTAACAGGACTAGGGAACGGTAGTAGCTCTGGTGTTGACCCGAATGACCCAGTTGCTATTGTTTTAACAATTAACAGCACAACTTCTTTTACCTATTTAGTTTCTAGTGGTGTCGTTAACGGCGATACCTTTGCCACTGGATCAGCTATTGTTTCTCAATTGCGTTCAGTAACTTTAGGTGCGCCGCCAAGAGGTGCTTTAGGCTGGAGCGATAATTCTTTCAATCCAAATATAGCAGCTGGTACTTATGAAAAACTTTTTCACTTGAGTGGTATAAGTGTTAAGTCTGATATAACTCCAACAAATTTTGTTGCTGGATCAATCGATGCGCAATCCAATAGCGGATTTGGCGGTTATTATTACGGCCTCGGAAATTTTGGCACGCAGCGAGAAGATAATTCTATAGGTATAGAGGCGACTTCTTGGGCTGTCGATAACTGGGGTGAGTATTTGGTTGCTGTTCCTAGCAATGATTATGCAGCAAAAACTATCTACGAGTGGCAGTTAAATCCAGCCACACCAGCAGCTCCAATAGCCAACTCACCAAAGTGCAATTCATTGGTGGTTAGTGAAGATCGATTTATTTTAGCATTGGCTTCTGATGGTAATCCAAGACTTATAAAGTGGTGTGACAGAGAAGATAACACTTCTTGGACTGCCGCTGCTACTAATGAAGCTGGAGACTACACACTAAACTCAACAGGAGAGATCCTGATGGGTTTAAACACTAGAGGTAGGGTGTTGATACTAACTACAACAGATGCGCACGCTGCTGCTTATTCTGGGCCGCCTGTGGTGTATGGGTTTGAGCAAGTTGGTAGTCAGTGTGGAGCTGTGTCGAGGCATTGCGCAGTGGCTATCGATGAAGGTGCATTCTGGATGAGCTATAACGGATTTTTTGCTTACAATGGTTCGGCTGTTGTCGAGATGCCTTGTGATGTGCAAGATTATGTTTTTGAGGATATTAACAGAGCTGAGATAACCAAAGTCTGCGCTGTTGATAATAGTCAGTTTAATGAGCTGTGGTGGTTTTATCCTAGCGGCGGATCGAATGAGTGTGATCGCTATGTCATTTATGACTATAAAGAAAAGCACTGGAATTTCGGGCAAATGGATAGAACGTCTGCTATCGATATTGGGATATTTACAAACCCAGTGTGGTTTGATTCTACAGGTCTATTGGTAGATCAAGAAAGAGGATTTTCGCATGATGGATCAACACCGTTTTTAGAAAGTGGCCCTATACTTATGGGTGAGGGTGAGCAGATTATGAATGTGACATCATTAATACCAGACGAGAAAACTCTGGGCGATGTTACAGCAACATTTAAAACAAGATACTACCCTACAGACACAGAGCGATCTTATGGGCCGTTTACGATGGCAAATCCAACATCTGTTAGATTTCAAGGCAGACAGGTGCGTATGAGGTTAGACGGAACTGAGCTCGTAAATTGGAAGGCTGGCAAAATGCGTATAAATGTAGAGGCTGGTGGTAAGCGATGAGCCTAATTGGAAGGCCACCATCAGCAGGCCGAACTACCTTTCAAAGATGGGCAGAACGCCTAAATGACTGGTTAAGTTATACACGATCTAGGTTAGCATTTTTTCAAACTGGCGACACGCCGACAGAGAATGGTATAAACCTATGGAACGATACGCTTGGCTACCCTGTTGTATCAAAAGCCAACGAATGGCGTGAAGTAGTATTAGCTGGTGATTACGCAACTGTAGAGGCAACAGTAACTCAACAGGCTACATTGGCAAATACTGCGTATGGCGTAGAGTTTAATGTTATATCTGGTTCTACTGGCATAACTATCGATTCGACTTACGATACAAGATTAAATTTTTCTGAAGGTGGTTTGTATAAAATAAGCGGCCATATTCAGATAAAATCTAACTCCAGTAGCGTCAAAAAAATCTATTTATGGCTGGCGATTGACGGTGTTGATGCTGCGCACTCTGAAAGGGAGACTGTTAAAGATAATGCATCTGTGCATATTATGCCTATTAGCGATTTAGCGCAGATAACATCTGGCAGCTATTTAGAGGTTAAATGGGCTGTAGATGATGTGGATTTATGGTTAGAAAGCGAATCTGCCACTGCATTTGCACCAGCCAGCCATGCAGCAGAGGTATTTATAACAAGAGTGCACGAATAATGTTATAATCGGAAGATGGAAAAAACATTAATAGAAAAAATGAATGATTGCCGAGAGTGGATTGAGTCGGCACTTGCTTATAGCGGCGGCACGCATGATTTCAGAGATGTAGTCGATGCAGTGATGACAGGCCATATGCAGTTTTGGGAAGCCCCAAAAGGGTGTGCGATAACAGAGGTTATCACCTTTCCAAAGAAAAAGGTTTTGCATATATTTTTGGCCGCTGGAGAGATGCAGCAAATTGTTGATATGGATGAGTCGGCAGTAGAATGGGCCAAGTCTATTGGTTGTGATGCGGTTAGTATAGCTGGTCGCAGAGGTTGGAAAAAAGTTTTAGAGCATAAAGGTTACGAAGAGCAATTTACTACACTAGCAAAGGATATTTAATATGAGTGGCGGCGGAAAAGGCGGCGGTTCAACGTCAAAACAAGAGATACCAAAGTGGGTAGAAGAGCCTAGCAAGCGTAATTTGCGAAGAGCAGAGGTTGCCCAGCAAATCGGTTATCAGCCATATATTGGTGCTGATTTGGCGGCATTTAGCCCAGCACAAGAGGCTGCTCGTGAAAATACTATGGGTGCTGCTAGTGCTTATGGTTTATCTGTGCCTACATCTGGATCTGGTTTGCCGCAGGCAACTGATTTTGGTGGTGGAATCCGAGGTTACAGCTCATTTCCGATGTTTGATCGGGCGCGTGATGAGATGCGATCTAGAGATGCCAATCAGGCTGCTATTTATGACTCTTTATTTGGTGACCGTAACCCACAGCGAAAAGGTAATTAATCATGGGCGGATCTAGGAGCAAGTTTCAAGATACAAGTAGTGTTTACGCAGATTCACCATTAGAAGGCAAGTCTGTTGGCTCTTACACACCTACATTTGCTGGCAATAAGTCTGGTCAATATCAAGGCACTGGAATGTTTGGTAACAATGCCTATGAGCAAGCGGCAAGTGGCATAACAGCTGGTATGGATGCTACTGCTGCGGCAGGTATGTATAGCCCAGAAAAAGTGCAAGCAGGCCAAATGGCTGGTGCTGATTTATCTGCATACACAAACCCATATGAACAGCAGGTAGTGCAGCAAACGCAAGACGATATGATGCGTGCGCAACAGATTCAACAGAATTTATCAGATTACCAAATGGGTGCAGCAGGCGGATTTGGCGGATCTCGTCATGGTATAGCTGATGCAGAATCCAATAGGGCTTTCTATGATCGTTTGGGTGCGACTACTGGTCAGCTGCGTCAAGCAGGCTTTCAGAATGCTCAACAGCAAGCTCAGGCTGATCTTAACCGACAATACCAAGCAGACACATTCAATGTTGGTGCGGGCGAGAGAACAGCGCAGAGAGCCATACAAGCTGGCAATCAGTTAGGATCAATGGGTAATTTAGGATTCACTCAGGCACAAGAGATCAACCGAGATGTACGCAACCAAGGTAATGTTGATCAGTTAATGGCCCAGCAGCTAATCGATGCGGCTAAAGGTCAATTTGCAGGCTACACAGGTGCACCAGCATCTACTATTGGCTACTTATCTAATGCGCTCGGCGCGACAACTGTGCCAGTTAATTCACAGCAAACCAAAGATGTTGGCTTATTTGATTATCTATCAATGGGCGCACAAGTTGGTGGCGCAATGGCAATGTCTGATATGCGCTTAAAAACGGAAATTAATAAAATTGGTGAGCTCGGTCAGGGTATTGGCTTGTACACTTGGAAGTGGAATGACAAGGCGTATCAGATTGAAGATGAGATGCGTAAAGAGGGTATTACCATTGGTAACGAAGTTGGTGTTATGGCTCAAGAGGTTGAAGAGATACTTCCAGAGTGCGTTATCGAAACTAAGTCTGGCTATAAGGCTGTTGACTATCAAAAACTACTTGAGGTTTTACACTAATGATTCCACCAATCGATCCAGCAACTTTAGCCGCAATAATGGGCGGCAATGGTGTAGCAGGTGGCCCTAGTGCTATGTCTGCACAAGGTTTGTTAGCCAATACTAATTTTAACAACTTACCAATAAATGCTGCTGGTAATGTACAAGCACCAAGCCTTGCAAGTAACGTGTCTGCCGCTGCGTCTGCCCCAGTTGATCTTAACAGTCAAGTGGGCATGACAGGACAGACACTTGGTAGTGCTGTAGGAGCACCTGCTATACCTTCTATTCCTGAAGGCGTGCCTGCACCTACTGGCGGCGGGATGCAGATGCCCAGCATGGATACTTTGAAAGGTATATTTGATCAAGGTACAGCTAGTGATATGCCTATGGCTGAGTCTCCAGCTGCAAGAGCCTCTGGCTACTCAGAAGCTGCACCACAGCAAGCAAATCCATATGCAAGCGCAGCGGCCAACCAAGGCCTGCTACAGATGTTACAGAAAGCCTATTCATTAGGAGCATAAAATGGCTGGCCCATTAGATATAAGAAATGCAACACCAGAAAGTGTTATAGGCAAGAATACAGGGAATGGATTGCTTAGTAATCTAAACCCTGATGAAATGCGCCGTCTTGAGTTGTTATATCAGCAACAAAAAGAAAGCCAAACTGAAGATCCAGAAAAGAAAAATCTGTTTCAAAAGATCGGTAAGAAATTAACTGACCCTACAGTGTTGACTGGATTAGCGGCTGCTTTCGATAGTGTAACTGCTGCACCTAATCCTGCTTTGCAGAAACGCTATGGTGATATGGTAACCCTTGATAAACTAAGAAAACAAGGCAATCAAACTGCTGCCTATTTACGCAATCAGGGAAAAGACGAGTTAGCCACAATGATCGAAGCTAACCCCTCTATGGCTGGCGAGTTAATGAAGGCTTATGCTTCAAATCAAATGAAGCAGCCTTATTCTCGTAAAGGCATCGGTACTGTACAGGTTGACCCAACAACAGGGCAGCAGTACATGATTGAATACGATCCTAATGTAGCTGGCGGTGTTCGTAGAGTAGATATCGAGGGTGCAACTTCACTCACACCATCGGAAAAAATAACAATGGAAGCTGATGCTGCTGCTGTACAGGCTGATCGTCTAGCGGCACAAGAGTATGGACAAGAATTGTTTGGCACGTTCGGTGTTGTTGATAAATCCATAGATAATTTACAGCGCATTGGTGACTTATCTAGTGATGGTGCGCGAACAGGATTCTTCACTAAATACTTGCCAGCGTTCGATGAGAATACTGTGGAGCTGAGACAGATAGCTAATAAAATGGGTATCGATATTATCAACTCTGCTACGTTTGGCGCATTGAGTGCAACAGAATTGCGTTTAGCACTATCTACAGCATTCGATCAAAACTTATCTGGTCAGGCATTACAAAATTATGTAGATCGAAAAGTTAAAGCGCAAAGAAAGCTGCGGAATGAATTGCTCGATCAGTCTAGAGTTTTAATGTCTGGGCGTATGACTTTAAGTGAGTTTGCAGATGACATTGCGGCGCAAGATAAAGAGGCTAGAGAAATTGCATCTTATGATTTTGCCAAAGATGGTGTTAAACAGAATCAATGGGATGCCATGAATTTAGAACAGCGTAAAGCGTTTATAGCAGCGGGCCAAAATTAATGAATGATTTGCAAGCTAGAATTATTGCGGAAGCAGAGGCAGAAGCGGGTATCACTAACGAGCCTGTTATTGGTGCAGATGGCAAGCCTGTGCCAAGGCAAAAGCTACGAGCTGGTTTGCAAGGCCTCACGTTTGGCGGTGGCGATGAGATAGAGGCTGCAATAAGGGCTGTATTACCCGAAAGCATGGGCGGCGGCGAGTATGAACAAATACGAGATGAGTTGCGTCAAAAATTAAAAGACTATGCAAAAGCCTATCCAGCTGAGTCTATCGGATCTGAGATAGCGGGTGCTCTACTACCAACTGTAGCTGCATTTGCTACTGGTGGCGGCTCGATACCTGCATCGGGGAACATTGCAAGAATAATTGGTACTGCTGCGCCAACTGGTCAGGGTATACAAAAATTAAAACAGGTTGCTGGTACTGCTGCTGCTCAAAGTGGATTGGGCGCATTAGGCTATTCAGAAGCAGAAAATATTTCTCCAGAGCAAGCCACTGATGTCGGTGTAGGCACAGGTGTTGGTACAGCAATTGGAACTGGATTGACTTATGGTGCTGGCGGTGCTGGCGTGCTTGCCAGAAAAGTTATGGACTTTGCCAGAAATAAGTTTGGTGACCGAGCAGATACAGCGGTACAAGCAGAGCTAAGTCGACTGGTAACAATGACAGGCAAGTCTGAAGATCAGATTATTCAAGACATTATTGATGGCCGAGTAATGGCAGACAATGCAACTTTAGGATTGGCTATAAAAGGAATGGTTAATGAGGGCGGCCAAGCCTCTGCTGACATTTTATCCATGAGTGGGGCAAGAGCCGATCAAACGGGTAGTGCTGCAACTGGGAAGCTTAGACAGGCATTAACACCAGACGCAGACGACCCTAATGTTGTACGGTCTTTTAGAGAAGATGATAAGGCTTTAAGTGCGCAGCAATCAAAAGCATACGATGAGGTTTTTGATGCTGGTCAAAACCTACCTGTAGAAACTGCTGAAGAATTATTAAATGTCATCCAGCGAGTACCTGAGACAAGAACAGGTTTAGCGAGAATATATCAAGCCGAAAATTTAGTACCTTTATTTAGAGAATTAGAAAATGGTGCTATTGAGTTTGCGCGAGCCCCTACCTTGCGTGACGCAGAGATTGTACGCAGGGTTCTTACAGATGTTAAGGGCGCAGAGTTTTCAGCTGGCCGAGGACAGATGGGTTCAACCATAGGCGATCTGGAGTCTGGTTTAAGAACACAGATTGATACAGCATCGCCAGAGTTAGGCGCAGTTAGGGCATCATATGCAGGTAAAATGGCGGGTAGAGAGGCGTTTGAGCTCGGTCGCAAACAAGGCTTGACAATGAATGTTGATGAGCTGTCTTATATGATGGAAGGCCTAAAAGGTGAAGCTTTAGATGCATTTAGAGCAGGTGTAATGGATGCGCTAAATAATAAGGCCCGAAGGTCTGGTGTCATGCTTAGGGATTTAGCTAATGAGGATAAACAAATTGGCGCAGCACTTAGAGCTGTACTTCCTGCTGGCCGACAGGCGGATGAGGCTTTAGAGTCTGTATCTACAGCTGCTGCTGCAAGAGAGCAAGATAAATTTATTCAACAGCGTGCTGGATCACCTACATCTGGCTTAGAGTCTGAAAGAATGAATAGAGGCTCAGGTGTATCAGCAGAAGATATGTTAAGAGGATCACAGGGTGACCCGTTCTCTATAATCAGAATGGTGAAATCTTTAATGCCAGAAAAAACTGGTTTAAGTGATGCACAAATACAGCAAGTCGCACAGGTGCTATACTCAGAAAGTCCAGAGCTAGTTGAGCAGGCGTTGACAGATCCTACTATGCAGGGCCGTTTGATCAGACGTATAGAAAATCTAATAGAGGGTGGTTTGTTAGCAACAAGACGACCAGCACAACAGCAATCAAGCCAAGCAGCTACAGGTAATTAGAATGCACGATTTAGAGCCGTTAAGTAATGATGATATAGAGAACATTGCAAGCACTGCCGTAGAAGATTGCATGAGCTTTGTCGAGTCTGAAATATCATTCGACAGAATAAAGGCTCAGAGATATTACGATGGGCAAGTTGATATCGGTCAAGAAGAAGGCCTTTCATCTGTTGTTGCAACAAAAGTAAGAGACACTATCCGTTCGATAATGCCTAACTTAATGCGTGTTTTTTTGCAGTCGGATAAGATTGTTGAGTATGTACCTAGAAACTCACAAGAAGCACGATTTGCAGAGCAAGCAAGCAAATATGTTAATTATAAGTTTGATGAAAACAATGGATACAAAGTCTTATACGATGTATTTCAAGATGCATTATTAAAAAAGTGCGGCATTGCAAAAGTTTATTGGGATTCATCTACTGAAGTTAACACATATAATTTTAGCAATCTTAATGAGATGGAGTTTACTGCATTAGTAAATGATGATGATATCGAGATCGTCAAGCACGTTACAGAAATTGAAGTGACTGTTGATCAAAACGGTGTGGAAGTAGAAAGCCCTGTTCACGACTTAACTTTGATGAGAACAACGGACACAGGTAAGTTAGTGGTAGAAAGTGTGCCACCAGAAGATTTTTATGTCGATGCAAATGCCACATCATTAGAAGATGCATATTGTGTTGCCCATGTTACTGATATGCGAGTTGGCGATTTAGTAGAAATGGGTTACGACTACGATGAGGTTGTAGATTTAGGTGACGCATCAGACGTTAACTTAATGGCTACTGAAGAGTCATTTGAACGTAACGGTTATACCGATATCTTCGATGAAGGTCAAAACCTAGATCCATCAATGCGCAAAGTTATGGTTACTGAGTGCTACATGAAGATGGATATTGAAGGCACTGGTGTCGCACAACAATACAAACTGACTCTGGCTGGCGACAACTACAAACTTTTAGGTTACGAGCCTTGGACTGATTTGCCATTCGCGGTGTTTGAAACTGATCCTGTACCGCACACATTTTACGGTAAGTCGATATCTGATTTGATTTGTGAAGATCAAGATGCAGCTACTGCATTATTGCGTGGCGTATTAAATAACGTGGCATTGGTTAACACACCAAGAACAGAAGTGTTAGATGGTCAGGTTAACATCGATGACGTTTTAAATAATGAAATTGGTGGTATTGTTCGTGTATCTCAACCGAATGCAATACAGCCACTAGCAGTGCCATTTGTAGCTGGACAAACACTATCTGCTATCCAGTATTATGATCAAGCTATCGAAGAAAAGACTGGAATTAACTCTACCAGCACAGGCATGAATCCAGATGCCCTGCAAGCACAAACCGCAACCGCTGTTATGGCGGCTATGCAAGGATCAGCAAACCACATCGAGATTATGGCTAGAAACTTAGCCGAGGGCGGCGTGGCTCAGATGTTCAAGCTTATGCTGGCTCTTTATATTGAGAACTGTGATTCTGAGGATATGATGCGATTAGCTGGCGGCGACTACGAGCCAGTAGATCCGCGCTCATGGGATAAACGCATGGGTGTTAGCGTCAAGGTTGGTTTAGGCACAGGAATGCATGACCAGCGTCAGGCGGCGTTACAGCAAGCCTTGCAGGTACAAATGCAGATATTCCAATCATTTGGGCCAGAAAACGGCTTAGTTGGCATGACTGAGGTGCGTCACTCATTGGCAGATATCTTGGCCATGAATGGTATTAAGAACGCCGAGCGTTACTTCAAGCCAATGAATCCAGAGATCGAACAACAGATTATGATGGCAGAGCAGCAGAGAGCACAGTCAGAGGGTAAACAGCTGACACAGCCTGAAGCATTTGTGCAGGCCGAGCAGATTAAATCTGAGTCTAAGGCTCAGACAGATATGGCTAAAATGCAGATTGATGCACAGAAAGCAATTGCTGCTGATGACCGAGAGCGCGATCAGATGGATCAAGATTTACTGGTTGATGCTGCTGAGTTACTGGCCCGATATGGTGCGCAGGTGGATGTTGCACAGATCAAGGCTGATCAGGCCAAACCAAGATACCCTGACTCAATGCCTGTTGACGCTGTCACTGGTGGTCGATTCTGAATATAAAAGAGCGTGCTTATAACGCTAGAGCACTATTAGATAACCCTTTATACAAAGAGGTTATGCAAAAGATTAGAGAAGATCAAATAAAGGTCTTCACTAACGAGCAGTCTCCTATAGAGACTATTAAAGTCGCGCATGATATAATCGGCGCGTTAAACAAGATCGATAATCACTTCCAAACTGTATTTACAGAAGAGGCGATGTTCGACAAACGTAATAAGGATTAGTATCGTGGAAACGCCTAATACCGAAGCAAGCAGTACATTAGAATTTGATGGCACAGTGGATGGGGCTGTCAGTGCTCTACTACAGGAATCTGAAGTAAACTCAGAAGAATCTATTGAGGAAGGCGCGGAAGCTACCCTTACCGAAGAAGAGTCTGAAGAGCAAGTTGAAGAGGAAAGTGAAGAAGAGCTTGAGCCTGATGAGGATGAGAACGTAGAGTCCGAATTAGATGAGGATCAGGATGAATCCGAGGATGACGACACAGAATCTGAAGCTGATTCACCCAATGATCAACAAAAATTCACCGTCAAAGTTGGCGGCAAGAATGAAGTTGTAACCCTTGATGAGTTAAAGCAAAGTTTTTCTGGCCAAAAGTACATCCAAAAGGGTATGCAAGAAACAGCAGAAACTAAGAAAGAAGCCGAAGCTGTTTACTCTGCCCTGCTACAAGAGCGACAAGCAATTGCGCAACTTTATGAGCAAGCGCGTACTGGTAATGTACCGACTGCGCCTAAAGAGCCATCGAGAGAGTTGTTTGAGACAGATCCAATTGGTTACATGAATGCAAAAATGCAGTACGAAGATCAGGTAGCTGAGTACAGCAGAGAAATGCAGAAGTTGGAAGTAGTATCTCAACAGCAGTCACAGGCTCAAATGGCGGCACAGCAAGCTTACATGAGACAAGAGTTGGAATCGTTGAAGAAGGCGATACCAGAAATGCAAGATGAAAAACAAATGCCTGTGTTGAGGGAAAAGCTTGTAAAAGCTGGAACTGATATTTACGGCTATACCAACGAAGAGATATCTGAGGTAATGGATCATCGAGCTATTCGAGTTTTAATGGATGCGGCAAAGTACCAAGAGATAGTTAATGGTACTGAAAAAGCTGCGGAGAGAGCAAAGCCTAAAAGTCGAAAACGTACTACGAAAGCAGGTTCTAAAAAGCAAGGCGCAAAGAGTGTTGCACTTAAAAAGCAAAAACAAACTTTAGCCAAAACTGGTAGCGTTGAAGACGCTATTGCTTTATTAATGAATGAATAAAAGGTGAATTATCATGGCACAACCAACTAATACTTTCGACACTTATGATGCAAAAGGCATCCGCGAAGATTTAAGCGACATCATCTATAGCATTACTCCAGATGACACTCCTTTCTACTCTGCGTGTAAAAAAACCAAAGCTACTCAGCGTAAGCACGAGTGGCAAACTGACTCATTGCGTAACTCTGCTGTTAACGCCCACATTGAGGGTGGCGACACTAGCGCACAAGAGCCTACTGCAACTGTACGTTTAGATAACTTAACGCAAATCTTTAAGAATGCGACTATTGTTTCTGACACTCTTCAGTCTGTTAACGCTGCTGGCCGTAAAGAAGAAATGGCTTACCAGATGGTTAAGACTGCGCGTGAGCAAAAGCTTGATATTGAAAAAGCTTTATTTGCTAACCAAGCAAAAGTAGACGGCAACAGCACAACTGCTCGTCAACTTGCTGGTTTAGGCGCGTGGATCAAAACTAACGTTGAAAAAGGTGCTGGTGGTGCTAATCCAACTGGTGACGGTTCTGATGCTCGTACTGATGGTACAGACACTGCATTCGATCAAACTAAGTTTGACTCTGTTATGCAGTCTATCTGGACTAACGGTGGTGAGCCTGATCGTGTTTATTTGTCTCCATTCCAAATGAACAAAGCGTTATCCTTCACAGGTAACAATAACCAGCGTTCTGCTGTACAAGCAGGTGACGAGAAAGTTGTTAAGTCATTAGCTGTTTACGTTACTCCTTGGGGTACTGTTGAGTTTGTACCAAGCCGCGAAAACCGATCTGACGATGTTTACATCCTTCAGAACGATATGTTTGCGACTGCAATCTTACGACCAACAAAAAGCACTGAGCTTGCTAAGACTGGCGATAATTCACATCGTCAAGTTGTTACTGAGCTTACGCTTTGCGTTAAGAACGAAGCCTCATCTGGCTTAGTAGCAGATAACACTACTTCAGATTAGTTTTAAAGGTTGTTATCTTGAGAGGGGTGGGTTAACGCTCACCCCTTTTTTTTAAGGATTATTTTATGAAAGATGTTCGGAAAGAAAAGGTACACTTTAATCGTCACGATGGCACGTTTACGATACAAAACACCTATGACAATGCGCCTATTTTAGAAAAGGCAAAGCAATTACGAGATGCTGGATGCACTGATATGGGTGAAAGTAGATTGGTAGGGCATATACCAATGTATCTGGTAACTGAGTGGATGAAAGAAGCTGGATTAAAGCCTGACGACACAGAAGCAAGAAAAGAAATTATTAAAAAGAAAATGCTCTCTGGTGACTTTGATAAATTTAGAGTTTGGAAAGGAACTTATTAGTGACTTACAAATATTTCAAAATAGAAGATTTCGATTGCCAAGAAACTGGCAACAATGAAATGCAAGAAGAGTTTATACACAAGCTAGATGAGCTGCGAGAAGCTTGTGGTTTTCCGTTTATCATAACTAGCGGATATCGTAGCCCAAATCACAGTGTTGAAATAAAGAAGCCAAATGGTGGCGGCACACACACTGATGGTATTGCAGCAGATATCAGAGTAAGCGGCGGTGCACAGCGTTACCTAATACAAAAGCACGCATACCGATTAGGCTTTACTGGTATAGGTGTTGCAAAAACATTTGTGCACGTTGATACGAGAGACGCTACGCCAGTTAGCTGGAAATACTAATGCGCGTTTTTTTAGTTTTACTTATTGTGTCTATTGGTGCATTTGGTCAAGAAGAGCAGTCTGCAAGTGTTGGAGATTTTGGATCTAATAACCAACAATCCGCAGAAAGTATTGATAATAGAACAAGCACGACAGTCACACAGGAAGGAACTCCAGTAAACACAGCTGTTGCGCCAAGTAGCTCTACTTACAATCAAGATGTTTGCACGTTTAGCGGTAGCGCAGGCGTACAGACACAGGTTTTTGGCTTGGCATTTGGTAGTCCTATAAAGGATGAAACGTGCGAGTTATTAAAACTAAGTAAACAACTGTCAGCACTGGGCCTCAAGGTTGGTGCTGTTAGTATTATGTGCCAAGATCATCGAGTTTTTCATGCTTTATACGAGAGTGGCACACCATGTCCAACAAATCAGGGGTTAATAGGTGAAGATGCATATACGTTCTATAAAAATAGGCCTGATCGCGTTCCTGATAAGCCTATCATTTACCGCAAAAAGCCAGACGCAATTACAAGAAAGCACAGCGGTAATAAATTCCCTAATCGGTGAAGGGGCTAACAATTTTATCTCGCAAATGGCTGAAAATATGGTCACAGGCTCTACTCTTATTGTTGACCCTGACACTGGCCTCGAATATCACGTTACACAAGAGCAGCTCGACAACTTTAATGCTGCCTATGCTGTTGCCCTTGCCGAATCCACTCAAGAGCACCTTACTGGTTTGCTGATACAAGATCAAATCATTGACCAACAGGTTGAGTTTGAACACCAAAAAAACAACATGATTGAAGAGGCTACAGAAATGGCAGCTGTAACTGCTATTGCCGCCGAAATAGAGGCCGCTGATGAGTCAACTAAAATCGGAATGGAAAAATACGCTACCGATAATGATTTGCGAGAAATAAAACAAGACACAAGAGATAGGTATGCGGCAAGTATCGAGGGCATGGTTGTCGCTAGTCGTACTAAAAATATGTTAGAGCAGTACGATGGAGCAATTATTGAGTCAACAACATTTGTTACTCAGGCCACAAACACTGTTCAATCATTTTACGATAACGCATCTGTCAATATTGATGAGGTTTTTACTAACCAACTAAATGTTGAGTGGGCAAGCCAAGCGGTAGGCGTAGAAAATAATTTTTGGGTTGATAACACCCATATCGAACAAACCTTTTTTCCTGATCCATACAATGAGATGAATCCATAATGAAACCAGAGCAAATTAGCACTTGGATAGGTATAGCTACTGCATTCGCAGGCGTGGTAGCATCATTTGTAACGATGGAAACGAAGCTTACTGCATTAGAAGGCAAGATGAGTGAGCTCTATAATATCGATGAAATTAGAACAATGGAAAAGCGTTTAACTACTTTAGAAGTAACGCAAAGTAATAGCTCTGTTGGAGCACTGTCTGCAACAATCGCTACATTAGAGGGGCAAATAAAAAATGTTGAAACAAAAGTTAGTGGAATTAAAGGTGTTGATTCTGGAAAAATTGAAGGCGGGATTAGCGTTAATAAAAGCCGAATACAAGGCCTTGAAAGCGAAATTGAAAGAAACGAAAGATCGATTAACAGCCTACGTCAAAAGCTGGCTACATTGAACTCTAACCCATTGAGATAGATTTGATATTTTCTACACATCGACTATCTTTAACTATCTTTAATGGAGATTGATGGTGAAAGAATTACTAGAGTTTTGCGAGACTGAAAGGCAGAAAGAGATAGTTTTAGCTAGAGCTGGCAGCCTAACCAACAAAGAAGCAGCAGATAAGCTAGGTATTGGTGTAAGGAACGTGCAATTTGCACTGGCTCGTGTCAAAAAAAATGCGGCCAAACGTGGGTTTTCTCCGCAGCATGACATGACGCATCCAGTGCCTGACGGATTCATTGCAAAAGGCGTTAGTACCTTATATGACGATGAGGGAAACATAAAAGGCCAATGGGTTAAATCTGACGCACTTAAAGAAGATAAAATCGATCAAATAAGAAAAGCGTTAGATGAATTTATTTTAAAGCATGACGGCAAGTCACCTAAAATACCCTCTCCAAGAAAATCTAAAAAATCAGACGAATTAGCGGTCATTAATATTGGCGATGCCCATTTTGGTATGTACAGCCATGCCGATATTTCTGGCGACAACTACGATGTCAATATCGCAGCTAACAGACACAAAGAAGTTATATTGAGGCTGCTTAATAATGCGCCAGATTGTGATGATTGCGTAATAAATCAATTAGGCGATTATTATCATGCTGACACTTACCTTGGCACAACCACAAAAGGCACACCATTAGACACTGATGGCCGCTTAGAGCACGTTTTTCTTATCGGCCTACAGGTTATGTCATTTATTGTAGAAGAGGCTCTGAAGCGTTTTAAGCGCGTTACAGTGAGGCATTGTCGCGGGAATCACGACTCAGTAATCTCTATGGGGCTGAAGGCCCAACAACAGGCGTACTGGCGTAATAATAAGCGTGTTACAATCGAAATGTCACCAGCACCTGTGTGGGTGTTTGAGTGGGGTAAAACGGCCTTTTTGGTGACGCATGGTGATGCGCCAAAACCAGCTAAACTAGCAGAGTATTTTGCAGCCAAGTACCCAGAAATATGGGGCAAAAGCAAGCATCGCTACTGCTTTCATGGCCACATACATTCTAAGCAAACGTCTATTGAGACTTATGGGGGTGCTATCACGGAATCATTTGCAGGGCTGCCGCCAGCGGATGCATGGCACGACTCAATGGGTTATGTCAGTGGTCAATCTATGTGTTTGCTGGTACTGCATAAAGAAAAGGGCGAGGTAAGACGGACTACAGAGAGGATATAATGGCTGACATCGAAGATATAACTCAACACAAAAACTTTGAATACAGAGAAACCGCTGTAGATGATTTATACATCGATATTTTAAAGATGATACAAGACAGGTCAGCAAGTGGCTTAATAAACGCCACTGACGCTGTAGGCATCTTAGAATGGGCAAAAACAACCATTATCATTATGAACACTGATCTTGGGGATGAGTAGGTTTTTTTGGTTTCTTATCCTCATCCTTTTTATTTTTTTTCCCAAATACCTTATCCCAGTTGTTTTCAAACTTTTTGCGGTCTATTTCGATTGGTCTTGGTGCACTACCCTTACCCATACTATTATCGCCCTATATTTAATTAGTTAAGTGGTCGGCCCATGATGTGTCTTGTAGCCGAGTCATTGGATCTGCTTTTTTAGTTTTAGCGTTATCAGTGTCTCTACGCTCCCATGTTCTAATGCACGCTTTCCAGTCCTTCATTTTTGTTTTACCGACCATCCAGCCTTTCGATGCATACCAGTCATGAAAATGCTGGCCATCTATTTTATTTTTTCTGTGATTACAATAATCAATTATATCTCCCACTTCAGGCGGCGTGAAACGCTGCTTAGATGTAGTATTAACTGTATTATTATTATGTAGTATTACGTTAGAAGTTTCCTTCTTGGGGGTATGGAAGTTTTCTTCTATAGCCTCTGGAACATTTGTTCCTGCCAGTGTGATTTTACGTTCTACGGTCACACCTTTTTGGCCTCGTTTTTGGTACACATCGATATAACCCCTAGACTCTAACTGGCTAATCCACTTGCTTACCGATCTATTAGTGGTTGAATACAATTCAGCAAAATACGCATTAGTGGCCCAGCAATAACCTTTTTCGTTAGTTAATGCAGTGATCTCTCCGTATAATAATTTTGCATTGGGTGTCAATTCTTTGTCATACCTGACGTTTGCAGGGATAATTGCGTAATAGCTTTTTGTCATTTTCTCTCTCCGTAGTTAACAAATTGTGAAAGTGGTATGCCGAGGCCTTTACAAATCCGTTCTAATGTTTCTAGTGTCGGGTTGTTGTTTACACCACTTCTAAGTGCAGATAATGCAGATGCGCTAATACCTGTTTTTTCTTCTAACTCTTGATTGTTGTAACCCATGACAGCCATCGATATATGCATAGCCTGTTTAACATTAAATTTATTCATTTGCTCACCTATTAAAAATAGCACCTTATCATAATAATAATATATCATCAATAAATAAGTTTTGGTTGCATTTATGCGGCTATAATGTAAAATGCATAGCTCAATCAATCACATTTAAGGAAATACAATGAGCGATGAAGTTGGCGGTTATTTAATAATGTTAACGGTTTTAGCGTCTTTGTTGGCGTGGGTTACTCATATAATCCACTGTTTAATATATGCAAAGTATCTATTACTTATAGCTGGCGGGTTTATATTCCCAGTTGGGGTAATTCATGGATTTGGCATCTGGTTTGGTGTCAATTGGTAGTAAGGAGTCAGAATGTTAGTTTTATCTAGAAAGGCTGGTGAAAAAATAATCGTCAATGATGGCGAGATAGTTTTCACGCTTGTCTCTATACAAGGCGGCCAAGCAAAAATAGGCATCGATGCGCCGTCATCAGTGCCAATACATCGCGAGGAAATCTACAAGAAAGTTGTGTCGGATGGTCGCAAAAATAAAATTTCAGGAGTTAACAATGATAAATAATATCACTTTTTCAGGGCATTTAGGTCGTGATGCTGAAGTAAGGCATACCCCAAAGGGCGATGCAGTATGTAGTTTTGCTGTGCCGTGTACGTCTGGTTGGGGCGATAAAAAGAAGACCGTCTGGGTTGAATGTTCTATGTGGAGAGAGCGTGGTGAGAAGTTAGCACCATACCTAACCAAAGGTACGCCAGTTGTGGTTTCTGGTGAGTTTTCTATGTCAGATCCATATACTGATAAGAAAGGCGAAACGCGAGTTAATGCTCGCTGTAATGTTAATCAGATACAGCTAGGAAAGTCGTCTGATGCGCAGCCTGTGGCTAAAGCACCAGTGGCAAAACCAGCTGACCCTGTTGATAACTTCTATGACGACTCGATACCATTTTAACTATGACTAAATCAGATGATGAAAGGTTGTTGGAATCTCTGGAGCGTTTAGCAGACGCTCTGGAGTACATTGTTGAACGATTACGGAAAGAGGAATTGTAATGATAGATTGGAATGCACTTTTAGAGCCATTTCACGCATCAGAAGTAAAGTGGCGTGTAGGATCTACGACTAAAGATAAGTCTAAAGGTACGGCACTGGCTTATGTCGATGCTAGAACTGTTATGGACAGGCTGGATAACGTAGTAGGGCCAGAGAATTGGCGAGACAGTTATCATGAGACTGCGACCAACAGAATCATTTGCGAGCTGGGTGTTTGGGTTGGCGACAAGTGGGTGACAAAATCTGATGGCGCAGGATCAACCACATTTGAAGGTGAGAAGGGCGCAATAAGTGACGCATTTAAGAGGGCGGCGGTTAAGTTTGGCATTGGTAGATATTTATATGAGCTGCCAGCAGAGTGGCGGCCGCTGAAATCTGGTAAGTATTTTGAAACTCCGCCAGATATAAGCAATTATGTTACTAACAAGCGCAACACATCCGCATATAGGTACGGCTTGGCATTGCAGGAGTGCTTAGAAAGCATTATTTGCATTAAAGAGAACATCATCAACGGTAACCTGCAAGTTGCGGCAGAGGCTTATTTTGAGCTGTCTGAAGATGACAAGATGGCCCTTAATAAAGCACCTACTCGTGGTGGTATTTTCACTACTGAAGAGATGCAAGTCATTCGTAGCACTCAGTTTAGAGAGGCGTTTTATGGATCGTAGCGAAATGGATGATGCTATATTGGCGACCCTGCAAGGCGGGGTTGCTAAGGGTGGCACGCAAATACGCAAAGAAACTGGTATAGAAGCTAAGTGGTTGCGTAAGGCTTTACAGCGGTTGCGGCACGAAGGGAAGATTTACTCTAAACCCAACGGCAAAAACAATGGTCATGCGTGGTGCATAAACAAGATTGACAGAGACTCTTATCAGTACAAGCTAGTATCACAAATATGGCTAGGAGACTTACGGCTATGAGTAAAGAGTTTATTGTTAACAGCGACAGAACATTTGGCGAAGTCATAGGTTGGATTAATGACTTATACCAAAAAAAGAAGTGGGTACGTTTGACGGCTAATACTGGCAAGAAACGCACGCCAAGCCAGAATAACGCAATCCATAAATATTGCAGGATGGTAGCGGATGAGCTCAATGAGAAGCACATCTCTGCTTACATCGATTCGCCTATTTTAAAAACACCCATCGAAACAGACTGGACAATGGAGATGGTGAAAGAGATATGGCGGTCGGTGCAGGGCCAGATGTTTCCGCAAAAAGAGCGCAGCACAGCGGCCTTAAATCGAGATGAGGTTAACGCAATCTATGATGTAGTGCACAGAGCGTTTATTGAAAAAACCGAAGGCATGGTTAGTGTTATGTTTCCATCACGAGAGGTAGAAGAAAATGTTAAGCATAAAGTCGTGTCCATTGTGCGGTAAGCAGCTAGAGACTGTTACTACTAGCGATGATGAGCTGTTAGGTTATTTTTGCCCTAACATCATTGACAACAGCTGCACCTACACTGACACTGTTAGCCGTATTGAGTTTGAGATAGAAAGAAATGCCAGCAAGAAAACCAAAGACCGTACAGAAGCTTAGGAAAGAAGCGTTAGAGCTCCTACAGAAGCTTGTGCGGCTAAAAGCAGCTGACGACAACGGATATTGCTCGTGTGTTAGTTGTGGCGTGGTGAGGCAATGGAATGACGCTATGCAGGGCGGTCATTTTGTGGCTAAAGGTAAAGGTGGCAAGAATATGTGGGCCTTGGTCGAAGAAAACGTACACCCACAGTGCGCAGGCTGCAATGGTTTTGGTATGCGATTTGGGAACGCAGAAACTGCCTATACGCTATACATGATCGATATGTATGGTCGTGAAAAAGTCGATGAAATGATGGAAAAAAATATATCATCTAAACTTAACAGGATCGAGCTCGAAGATTTCATTAGCGACTGGAAAGAACAGATTAACGATAATTTAAAAAGAATTGGGCAAAAGTGTTGACGGTAACCGTTACTCGTGTATAATGATCCCATCTTTTAGAGAAACACCACTACGGAGAGTAAAAATGAACGTCAATCAAATAGTCAAAGGCAAACATGCTGGTACTTTCGTAATTTTAGGTTTTTTCAAACAGACAGACGGCGAAGAGTGGGCGCAATTAAAAGCAGTTGACCCACAAGATCATAGTCGGGTTGGTGCTGGCGAGTTAGCGTTACCTGTAAGACTTTTAGAAACTATTTAATTTAATTGGGCCGAAAGGCCCACTAACTACGGAGAGAAATAATGTCTAATATTTATAAGTATAAGCGGAAAGAATTAGAGCCTTGGACTGCAACAGAGTGCGAAGGCTCTTTAATTAGCGAGTGGATTGGCGGATCTCAAGCGCAGATTGTCCTTGACTGGAATGAGTATCTGGTCGATGACTTAACAGAAAGCGAGTTAGGCTTTATTATCAAGACTGGCTTGAAGCACCTTAACTCAAATGGTGTTGTTTATGATGTGATATCAAGCGTTATTGGTAAAACGCTAGAAGAGTTTGTTTGCAGGTATCACGAAGAAATCGACCAAACTTTTAACTTTAATAACCCAAATTACGGAGAATAATATGTCTGATTTACTTAAAGAAATTTTCGATGCTGGCGCAAATGGTCATGATGCATTTGTTGCTAAACTCAATGAGGTTGATGCGGAGCTGTCACGCGGCGATGCATTATCTGCCGAGGCCGAAGATGGTTGGTCAGAGCACAATCTCAACGTGGCTATAAAGCAGCGCATGGAGTCTGGCTACTATCCGCAGCGTCATCTTTTCTTAATCGATGTTTATGAGTCTGCTGCTAAAATTTGGGATGATTCTCACATTGAAGCAGATGAAGAAGAGACACCTTTTTAATGGGTGTTCAAATCTTCGATAATGTTTTTAGCAGAAATTTAGCTAAAGAGTTTTGCAGCAAGGCTGCGATGTGTAGATATCATTTTTACCACAGAGCACATAAAGATGTCCCGATTTTTCATTGGCATCGAGACAAGTGCGATCTAGCCTTTGCAATCCATGCGCAGCTGCCGTCATCAATAACTAATGATCACACATTGGTTAGGCATTACGGCAATGCGCACACTGCTGGAATAAACCCATCGATTCACAGAGATGCGCCATTATCTGCTAGTGGTGCAGCATTTACTGCCCTGTATTACTATGAGATGAGCTGGAAAGATAGCTGGGGTGGCGGTACTACCTTCTATGATGAAGAGAAAAACGTAACAGAAACTGTGGCTTATAAAGGTAACAGGCTTGTAATGTTTGATGGATCACAGCTGCACGCTGCTGACGAAATATCAAAAGACTGTGCATACCTGCGGCCAGTTGCAGTGCTTAAATACAGTGCCGATCTTAGGAGATACGATGGATCTTAAGTGCTACGAAACTTACTGCGAATGCTGTGAAGAGCCTTGCCTACCGATGACTATTAGGTTTGAGATGGGTGAGGCTATTTCGTATGGCAATCCGCATGAGACTGAAGATTCCTATATTGTGTCTGGGTGCTGTAGCTACAAAGTGGTCAGTAAATTAATTGAATTAAATGACGATAAAAGCTTGACGGTAACAGTTACCAATGTATAATGGACTCATCTTTTAGAGAGCTACGGAGAGTAAAAATGAACATAGGCGATAAAGTTTGGGTTAGGTTGACTGATATTGATGACGAGTGC